AAAGACCGGCCATCAATGCCGTAGCATCGAGGCCAATCTTAGCCAACATTTCATAGACTTGTTCCGCCATTAGTCCTCAGCGTCGTAAGAGCCATCGTCATCCGGATGACGAGTGAATAGAGAGTGTACCATGTCATATCCGAGAATTCGCTTTATCTCGCGCTCCTTAACCATAGCTGCGGCCGCTAGGAAACTGCGAGGAGGCTGCCGCCTCGTTCCTAGTTCGAACCATAGTGCGTGTGGGTCATCCGTCCCCACGATCCCGGTCCAGTCTAGCCGCGTACCAGTAACAGCGAACCTGACCGATGACCTCATAGTGCCAGTCTCTAGGCCAGGGCTATCCCCAGTCTCCTTACGGTCTATCGTGGACTCAGCTAGCGAGGGCCAGCCATAATCATAGGTGCCTAAGACGCGCTTAGACTCATCCCGTATAATACGGCACGCCTTCTCCACAGCCCTCTTGGTCTGGCCTACCTCGATGCTGAGGGCGGTAAAGTATGCCGCTCCATCCTTCATAGAGTTAACCATTACATTGGCTCCTTAGAAATATCGATTTCAGGCATATTAGGCTTCTCATTGGTAACTGGCTTATAGGTAAAATGAGAATCAGTCGGAAAATTCTTGGAGTCATATCCAAACTTCTTCATAGCGGCCTTCGAGATATCGATGCCCCGGCCGGTCCACTTCGCAGGACCAACGTCAATCTGCGGCAGCATTACCTTCTGCCCATCCGGCCCCGTAACCTCGTGCATCTTGCCTAGGCCCTCGCGGGAGGGCAGCGCGATACCGGGAGTAGTCGCGGCGGATAGCCCGGTAGCGGTAGAGGAGTCATCGAACCACGATCCCTTAACTGCCTCTCCGGGAGTAGTTTTATTGGTTATTGATCCATCGTGCGGACCAGAATAGGAAGGCTTAGAGTAGTGCCGGTCCCCGTATCCCGGCCCTCCCCATTCGACGTGACCGATGTCGCCGAACTCCTCGCCGCCAACGAGATTGTGCTTCTGCTTAATCTCTTTCCACTTATCAGGGTTAGACTTGATCCACTCTAGACCTTCCTTACTTATGATACCACGGCCAGATTGATTAAATAAGTCCATAGCGCCACCATAAGCATGCTGGCTCTTTCGGCTAGAGCCAGCGATATTACGGTCAGCGTGACTGCCGATATGACCGACAGGCGCACCCGCCTCTACCAAATCGTCTACCGCACCTTTCATATCTTCCGATGCATTCTTATTGACGGTAATAGGACCAGCCTTAGTATCGACAGTCTTCAGGTCCTCATTAGGGCCAGAATCAATCCCCATAGCGCGCGCTCTCGCGCTGCCTAGGAAGTTGGCCTCTGATCCGCCACTTCTGCCGTAAGAGCCGCCAAAGACCTGACCACCGCTCGTTATCGGCTTAGTGTGAAAGCCGTGAGCGTGCCCTAGACGATGACTAGGAGTCGTGTGCTCGCCTCCGGGATGGAAGCCACGGCTGTGACCTAGCCTTAAGCTATTGTCCTCCTGCTCCATTAGCGGGTGGGGCTCATAGGGAGGAGGCTGATCAGTATCGGACGTAAAGTCAATAATGACTTCGCCTATTGAAAAGCCATCAATGGTTATGATCCCAGACTTCATGGCTTCTCGATGAACGTCATATTATCCCAGTCCCACTCCTTGTTGCCATTTTCCATCTGAGCAAAGACGATAGCGTAAGCCAATAGCTCATCTTCATCTAGACAGTGTGCAACGTCAAAAGGGACGCCATTCTTAACCGCCCAGGTAATCAGGCGGAAGTTGGCGTCCCCGACAAGTTTTTTACTTCAGCCAAAGGGTCTGGGTCATTATCATCGTCAGCCTTTGCGACAGGATTAAGACGCAGCCAGCCCTTGCCAGCAGCCTCTAATCCCTCGACATCTAGCCGATCATAGATTGCATCCAACTCTCCTCGATTGCGTGGGAACGCAATATGGTTTTCGTCGATCATGCAAACTGACGCCGCCAGCATCAACGGCATACGATGAGGGACGTGAACTTTCACGCCCTTCTCGTTTACCATCTCCTCATAGCCAGCCAGTTCAGATGTCATCCCTGACACTTTCGCTTGCTCGCTTGGCTTTAGCCTGCGGACGCTGATCACCCTTCCAAGCTGATCTGCCTCCTTAGCAGTCTCACTATAGCGCGCAAGCTTAACTTCACTTTCTGTAGGCATAAATATGTCTCCTCAAGGTTATTTGTTTTAGGCAATTTGAACTTTATCGGACGCCATAGCCTCTAGTTTGAGCGACACGACCTTCTCTCGGCTAATATCGCCGTGATCCGTTAGGAACACAACGAGATTGGTATACTGGTATCGCCGGACAACTCCGTTCGGATTAATGATCGATTGGTTCAGGAAGCCCGGAGTAAGAATGTTACCAGCGTTGAAGTTCGCGCTAAACGTAACCATTAGGTCTTCAAGGATCGATCCAGTTCTAGTAATAGTGAAATCGATCTTAAAGCCATCCGGAACATAGCCAAAGCGCGGGACCTGATTGTATGGCTTGCTACTGATATCGTGCTTGTTGGCGATGATCTTAACGTTCTGGACATCACCTAGATCGATCAGCGTACCAGCGCCGCTTTCAAAATATGTGATGTTATAATCAACACCAACATTCATTCCATTGATAGGCATCTGTCCGCTCCTTAAGCGTTAGTCGTGGAATTCGCCGTGGCAGCGAATTGCGACGGTGACGGTGGGGTATTTTGAACACTAACAGTAACGTTACCGCCACCCTGGAACTTGATAACGAAATAGCGGATGACGTTCAGGTAGCGGACCTGCCAATAGAGGAACAGATAGCCAAGCGCTTGCAAGTTTGGCGGATTATTCAATAGATCGCACTGTACCAGCCACGGAAAATCAATCATCCCCTGACCATTAATGCCGAGGCCCGTCTGGGACGATGCGAGCTGTGCTGAGAAGCCATCGAATAGGGCCTTGGCATTGGATCGCGTCTGGTCATTCGGCTGGATCGATTGGAGCTGACCGATAAAGCTGCCGGCGGCCTTGCTCTGAGCTGCGCGGATAAGGAAGTTAGTCATACGCGTGTATTCGATACCTTGGGCTGCAGTATTGCTAGAAGCGTTGCGGCCGGTAGCGAAGGCATAGTAATAGCCACCCGGAGCAGCGGGAGGGGCTAGGATAACGTCGATGCCTCCGGTATTGATAATGCTAAGCTCTGCCTCGCTATAGGTCTGACCTAGCGTGGAGCGCTGGGTAGAGCTAATGCCCTGCAGAGGCTTATTCAATGGAGACTGCTGCGGGGAGAGATTGCCGCAGATGCCGATACCAAATGCACTCGGGTTGATAATACGGGTCTGCTGATTAGCGCTATCATACCATGAAGGCCAATCGCCAAGAAGATACCAGAACCAAGGCGTATCGATACCAGCATTAACTCGGGTATTCAGAGCATTGTTGATCGTATCGCCTGAGGGTGATCCGAAGATTGGGGTACATGTCTCCTGAATGCCAAAGCTAGCAATTGCAGCGTAATAGGCGACGGTGCTAAGATCGCAGAGCGTAAAGCAATCGACATTCCAGCTACGCAATGCATACATACCCTTACGAGGGAGGATGTCCTGACCCATAAGGGTAGCATCAGTCACATTCGATGCGCCATCCGTACCACCGCTCAACGTAAGCGAGTTGGATAGGACCGGAACGACCTGAGCCGAACCAGAGATAGCGACAACATAGGCGCTGGGCCCATGGAATGCATTACCATTGTTGATAACGTTCGCGAGGTTAACCCAGAATGTATTCCAGGTACCAGAGCCACCAGAAAAGGTTGCGCCACCGACCGTAATAGCATTCGAAATCTTGGTCAGCGTTAGGGAGTTGCCAGCCGATCCTGCGAGCGATCCAGAGTTAAGCGTCTGGTTAGCAGTCAGGGTAATAACGTTCTGAGCCGCGTTAATCGACTGCGACACCTTAATAAGATTAGCATCCGCAGACGAAAGCAGCAGCGACATAAGGTTGGCGGCGGTATTGCCCAGCGTCGAGGCAATGTTGACCTGATTGCCTGTGGCGCCGGAGGCAACGAACGTAATAGCGGTGCCGGCAACCGTAACAGTATCTCCGGGAGCTGGGTTAGCTGAAAAAGAAATCGTATTCGTCGCAGGAGTAGGTCCAGCGATATTATTGAACTGTTCCGGGACCATACCTGGGAATACCACAACGCCCATATAGCTGTTCGCTGCCGAGCCGTTCTGAATGCTAAACTGGATTTTATTGCCGAGGCTTCCGGTAAACTTACCGACCACAGTCAGACCGGTAGCTCCCGCAGCAGCACCGCCAGTTAGCGTCGCACCCGACACAGTAACATGAGAGGTAGACGTACCATTGGTCAGCGTATAGGCGTTGCCAGCTGTGCCGGTAAGGATGGCAGTAGCTGTAATCTGATTGGTCTGTGATAGAGAATAAGTCATCTTGTTGATATTAGTATCGGCAGACGACTGCAGATAGGTAAGAAGGTTTTGCGTCGTGGCCGACAGATTAGGGCCAACTACCACATTGGTGCCCCAGGTTACAGTCGTGCCGTTGACGACAATGGTCTGGTTCGTCATTCCGTTATCATTTAGCGTAATAGTTCCGGTCGCGTTGGTCGCACCGGATTGAACTGCAACGGTTGCTGACGTATCGGTACCATCGCTCACCCGCACGCATAGATATCCAATCGAGCCACCGACCTGCGAGGAGGCGGCAACGTATGACGAAATATCATAAGTGCGGATCACAGGAGGACCTAGCGCTAGGGCACAATCGGTAGGCTTGCTAACTGCGACTACAGAGTTAAGTGGTCCCCAGCTAGCAACGCCAACCAGGCCTTCGAGGTTCGTAGGGGTGCCGAGAAGAAACGGGGTAGGCAGAATGATATCGCCATACACGCCCGAAACGGTGAGCGCGGCGAGGTTCTGCTGGCCGTCTAGAAATACGGGCATGTTTGCTTTTCCTTACTTGGGGCTGAAACTATTATTTATCTTCTTCAACAGCAACAGCAGGAGTAACAGTATCAGTCTCCTCGACAAACGGAGGAGGAGATGCAGGAGCAGATACCCGAACGAAATTATGCTCCTTATCGACGTGGAGTGTTTCCACCTCTGCCGGATCGGTAATCATCATGCCCTTGGTGTATTTCTTTCCAGTCGCGTGATGATCAAAGGAATGAACGCAAACGAGGTGATATCCTTCATAAGCCATATTAGGACCCTCAGGTTACGGCGGGTTGAATTGCAGTATTGTTGTAATTTGCAATTGACGTATCGATGCTAGTAACGACGTATCCAGGGAATTGCTCAACAGTCGCATACTCAACGTCATAAATTAGGTCGCGACGATAGATCGTTGTCATCTGGTGATCGTCGTTAATGCTTGTCCGGTTGTAGCAGATAAGCGCCTGCGAGGTATCGGGCAGCGTTATCCTATTAGTCTGCTTCAGGACGTTATCGATTGCGGCGGCTAATATGGTCCTTGCCCTATTATTTGGCGCCCATATCGTTACCATAATCGATTGCCTCTGACGGTGCGTTACTTTTCCCATAACGCCAACCCCACCCTGCCTTACGACTAGGGAGAAGGTCGTGAGGGGAAG